CCTGGAGCGCGCAGTCAGCAAGGTAAAAGGGAATAAGCACATGATGTTGGATCGGGTGGCTCTGAAGGAAGTTCTGGCTGATGAAAAAGCTAGGGTATACTTCGGGTGGATGTCTAAGTTCTTCGGAGAGGCTGACAACATCCCGACTTTGGACGAAGAGGCTGCCCTGAGTGTCATTAAAACTAAGTTCAAGCTGAACAGCATCCAAATTGTAGATCGGGATACGGTTTACGAGATAGATGGCGTGCGGCATGAGAAAACCCCATGGAAAGAGGGCGTTATCGGATTGTACCCATCGTCCCAAATTGGGGTGTTAGCTTGGAATAAGTTGGCCGAAGCCGCTGACCCTGTTCAGTATGTGGATTATGCTACTGTTGATGAATACCTACTTATCTCCATGTGGAGGGAAAAGCGATCATTCTACAGCCAATTCACCAATTCCCAGGGCTTAGTTGTTCCTGTAATCGAAAACGGGGATAAGGTAGTTACCCTTGACACTAAAACAGTACAAGCATAATGGCACGACCAAGAAAACAGGCCCCAATCAATTCAGGCATTGAATTGCCCGTAGCAGATCCAGAAATTCCGAATCCGGACACAACTGTTGAAGGCGGCTTTGTTACCACCGGTATTATAGAGACGGATAGTAGGCTCATAATTGATCTATCTGGTAACGATGGCAAATCGAAGTCTTACGTTATCGCAAATCAGTTTGTAGATAAAGACAACTTCGCCAAAGCCTATAATCCCGGAGAGGACACCCCGGCATCATTCACGAGCGATCGGATTGCAGCTCTTTTAAAGCTGGGACTGATTAAAGAAAAATAAATGACCAACCTGGAAGCCTTTAGGGTCTTACTTGATGATCCGAATACATCGGATGCGCGCATTACAGGCATATTGAGTGTGCAAGGAATAGATCCTAATGGCTCTTGGGTGAAGTCGAAATCAAACCCTATCAATTGTGCGTTTTACGAGGCTCTGATAAATGTGTATCTGAAAACGGCTAACGCCAACACGGGCATTAAGTCTATTTCAGAGGGTGGGATGTCTATCGGTTACGATTCTTCATCCCCCTACATGAAAGCAAAGATCGAAGGATGGGCAAAAGATAGCGGTTGTAGCTCTTTGATTGACAAGTACACAACGAACAAAATTAAAGACATTTCTTACCTGCTGGACAGATGATCTGGTATGACGATACGGCGACTTATAAAAAAGTGACGGGCGGCGGCGGTTATGATGATGAAACAGGACTGCCACAAGCCGAAACCACGGAAACCGTAACGCTTACCGGCAGGTACGATACCAATGTCAGACGTTTTGTTGAGCGTGGCCAGGATGGAAGTTTTACGGCCCCCAAGTTCGTGTTTTACATGCCCAAAGGACATGGTGTCGTTCCGTTGGATGTGGAGTTGACAGTAGTTGATTCGACATCCGGAAAGACATACACCGGTGTTGTGCTGCAGCACAATGAGGGCCGGTTAAATGCGTATCTGCTATGCCAATAACGCCAGAGTTTACCATGGTTCAAGTGAGGGCCTACATGATCCGACAGCGATCGTTGTACGAGGATACGTTGTTAAGCGTGTTTAACCGGGCGGGAGAAGATGCTGTTAGGTACATGCGTTCGCTTAACACATTCAAAGATCAGACCGCTAATCTGCGTAATTCTGAGGGTTTTGCCGTGTATAGGGATAGAATGATTATTTATAACGGTTATCCGAATAACACAACTGGTAAATCTAAGGGGCCCAGAATTGGAGCCAGCATTGGTAGGCAACTGGCGGATGATGTCGCCAAGGAGTTTGCACCATCAAAAGGGTTTCTACTGGTTGTAACCGCAGGAATGGAGTACGCTATTTATGTTGAGGCCAAAGGGCATGATGTTATTACTGGTGGCTCAAAACAAGGTGCTAGGTTTCTGAAGCGAAGGATGAGAGAAATTCATAATAAAATACGATGATGATCACCCCTGGAAGGGCAATAACAGAATTAAGATCTCTCATTTGGGTCCCTTCGGTGAGGGCGGTGGTGAGCAAATGTTTTACCGGTGAGGTGTCGCTTGAAAACTTTGATCAGGCGCTGGATGCGCGGGAACTGTTCATTGTTATTAATTCCCTGACGCTTGACTTCGATCAAGAGCAGCAAGGCGTGCTGAACGTGAATATGTACGCCCCTGATAAATCAGGTGTTACAAATTGGGGCGCTCTGGATTCTATGCACGCCGTTGTGAAACCGTTAATCGAGGACGCCTACACAAATTTACTCAGTACGCAGTTGGGTAATCTTAATGTCGTTAAGGAAGAAAGCAAAAAATATACATTTTATAACCAGCGGGTACAGGTGTTCGCTGATAACTTAAACATTAACCAGAATATAAAACTATAAAGATGGCAAATTACAAACCATTTTACGGACTAAAAAAAATTGAGGTAGGCGAGGCTGTTTTAACGAACACTGCCCCCGCATCTCCCAAAGAATTACCGTTTACTAAAGTCGACACGGCGGTATATGGCAAGGCGGAAGACTCTTTTAATGATATTATGACGGAAGAGGAGGATACTCCGTTGTTACGTCTTAAATCAACCCCTGGCGCTCGCACCTACGTTGTCACCACTTATTCAAATGATCTTGAACTGAAAGCCTTCCTGGAAGGGGGCACATATACTGCCGGCGTTGCAGGTCCTCCAGCAGTTGGGGCAAAGTATTCCCCTCCGGACACCGCTCAGGCTATTAACCGGTACATTAAATTGGAAATGATCCAAGGAAAAACTATTGAGATATTCAATGCGTCTGTTTCTTTCGTGGAAAACACAATTACCCAGAAATCAGGGCTGCCTGAATGGACAATCACCTTCACTGCGCAGGCTGTAGGTACAGGATTCCATGCGGTGGTTGAAACGGAACCTCCGGTAGCATAATATTTAACCTGATGACTAAACCCGACAGGGCGGTGCGACATACGCCGCCCTTTTTTATTATATGAATACAATAGTACGGCAAGAAGAAATACAGTTTAGCGAGGCTGAGATGATACTTGAGAAGCCGATGGAGATATCGGTGATTGAATTAAGAACGGTCAAGGAAAAGAGGAGTCGCTTTCTTTTTTTTAAAAAGACCGTAGAGGTTGATAGATCAATAAAACACACGTTCACTGTAAGGCCATTAAAGATTTCACAACAACAAAGAATAATAGCGCGGCTCGCAATGCTTGATGAATCTCCATTTCATAATAATGACAACGTTATGAGTGCATATTTTAAGCTAGCGGCAAATAATATGGAAGATGTTGTGTATTGTGCGGGCGTGTTGCTTACTGATTCCCGACGTGACCCAGACGAACATCTTCTCCAGTTCATACGGGACAATTTTGATAATAATGACCTAGAGTCTCTTTGGGCAGTTATGGCTAAGCAGCTGTATACGCGTCCTTTTTTGAATGGTATAATCTTGATCAAAGGCATCGACCTAAGCAAGGTGAACCCCAGCGCCTAAGTGAGAGTTATAGCACTTGGGAAAGAATAGGCGGAATTATGAAGTATTTCCGATTGTCATGGGATGAAATAATGCATGAGAGATCTGCGGCAAATATCTCTATGCTTCTTGCAACAATACCGGACATTTCTGGGGCTCAAGAAGATGACGATCTAACGCCAGCGGAGCGGATGGCGAATTCGTTGATAAAGTAAAAAAAACTGATGAGTAGAGTTGATATTTCAGAAGGGGGCCTTATGTGGAAGGCCGGAATGGATCTTTCCTATCTCGAACAAGACTTGTCGACAATGCAGCGGATGATCTCGCAAGCGTCTACAAGAGCTATTGAGGATGGCAATAAAATGACTAGGGTGTTCGAGAATGCCGCTAAGGCTGCTGCCGCCTATTTTTCGCTGCAACAGTCTAAACAGCTTATTAGCGACATTATAAAGGTGAGAGGGGAATTTCAGCAGCTCGAAATCGCTTTCACAACGATGTTACAGAGCAAAGTGCGCGCTGATGAGCTAATGCGACAATCTGTTGAGCTTGCGAAAACTACCCCATTTACTCTTGATCAAGTGGCCCAGGGGGCTAAGCAGTTGCTTGCATACGGGACTCAGGCCGAAGATGTGACCAAGACAATTACCATGCTTGGTAACGTAGCTTCTGGCGTGTCTGCCCCTTTAAATGACATTGTATACCTATATGGCACACTCCAAACACAAGGTAGGGCATACGCCGTAGATATCAGACAGTTCGCGGGACGGGGTATCCCAATTTATGAAGAGCTGGCCAAGGTAATGGGCGTTGGTAAGGATGAAATTTCGGGACTCGTTGAGGCCGGCAAGGTTGGATTTCCGCAGGTCGAACTTGCGTTTAAAAATATGACAAGTGAGGGCGGATTGTTTTTTAATCTGATGCAAGAGCAGTCTAAATCCCTAACGGGACAAATTTCGAACCTGCAGGATAAGATTTCGTTGATGTTCAATGAAATTGGTAAGGGTAATCAGGGACTATTATCTAGTGGGATCGAAGGAGCGGCGTTTCTTGTTGAACACTACAAGCAAATTGGCAATATACTAGGCATCCTTATTTCTACCTATGGGGCATATAAGATTGCAATAGCGCTGGTCAATGCCGGTGAAGCGAATAAGGCTAAAACATTGGCCACACAATCCGCACTTCTAGGGCAGCGTGTAAGAGATGAGCTGCTGGCTGTAAATTTGATAAGGGATCGGTCCATTGCGCTTCAACAGCAAGCAATAGCGGAGGCGAATGCGGCGAAAGCCAAGGTGGAATCATTAAGGGTTGATGTAGTTCAAGCTGCTGCTACACGGAGCAG